ATCGGGCCTACGGGTCCAGTGGGACCTACCGGACCAACGGGTCCCGGTAATTTTACGGGGTATACAGGCCCCCTTGGTGCGACCGGACCGGTCAGCGGCTCCCCCATTACTCCCGTGCCCTTTGCTTCCCTCGGGTCAGCGGTGGGACTGCCGGGGCGTATCGCAGCGGTCAACAACAGTGGTGTAAACACTTGGGGCGGCACTGCCAATGGCTCCGGTGGTTTCACCGTGTTGGTTTGGAGCAACGGCTCACTGTGGACCGTCATAGGTTCTTAGTGACAGGAAAAATAAACTTTCTAAACCTTTTATAGGGGAAAGTTTATGTTTATCTATTTAATTGTCAACCGAGAGACTGGTAAATACTACATTGGTCAGCACAAGGGGAAAGACTTAAAAAAGTACTTTCAAACCAAGTTATCGGATGCTAAACATAATCGGGGAGGAAAGTCTCACCTATATGCTTCTATGCGGAAATATCCCTTACCTTCCTCTTGGTCTATACATGCCCTCCGCTCCGATATCCAGACAAAAGAAGAGCTTGACCAAACCGAAAAAGATTTCATTAGGTTCCTGCGGTCACAGGACCCAGAATACGGTTATAACATCTGTCGTGGAGGGGAAGGACATACCGGACCGCTTTCTCAAGAATCCGTCAAAAAAATATCGGCTTCTCTTAAAAAGTTATGGGGTGGTTCCAAGGGTAAAGAACTCCGAAGAATAAGCGGGGAAGCATCTGACAAAAGATGGGCGCAACCGGGAAAAAAGGAACGGGCATCAGAAACAATGAGGGAAATCTGGCAGCAGCTAAAACACAGAGAACATGTTTTAGGTAAACTCAGAAACTACTGGTCAGGGATATCCGATAGTAAAAAGGCTGAAATCAGCAGTAGAATTTCTGCTACCTTGATGGGTCACTTCGTATCCGAAAAATCCCGAGTTAAAATGTCTTTAGCTCTTAAGGGAAAGCCTAGTTGGAATAAAGATAAAAATTTATCTAGGGAAACAAAGAACAAAGTATCCGTCTCGATAACCAAACTTTGGGAAGACCCGCTATATAGGGAGCACATGGTTATAGCCGCTTCTCATCCTAAGCCATATCTTAGAAAGAGATTTTGTAAACATGGACATGATACAAATGTTTGTGGAAGATACCCTAATGGCAACTGTCGAGGCTGCCATTTGAGATTACCTCATCTTTAGAGGGTATTATATCCTATGGAGTTCACTATTTCCAGTCCGCTCAAAGTCGAAGTTGATACCGTCATCCCCTCCATGGATTTCAAGGAGGCGTTGCCGGGGCTTATCGCCTCGGGGAAGAAGTTCGACCGTCAGACTCTCCAGAAGATTCCCTACTGCCAACTCCACCTCTGCTGCATCGGTCCAGCCGGATTAGCCGCCTGCTCCCCGAGACTGGTCTTCAAGGAGAAGGAGCGCCGGTTGAGCCGGTACATCTCCTCCGCCCCGGAGGAGCTTGCCGCCAGTGAGCGCTGGATGAAGACCGAGGGCATGTACAGAGACGTAATGGCGGAGGTCGCCGCAAAGTCCGCCCCCTCGTGGGATACCCTCAAGCCCCGGCAGAAGGTCGTTGCCAAGCTATTCTGCCTCTACAACCACATAGACGACCCCGAGGAGAGGGTGGTGGAAGCCGTAGTGCTTCTCCGGGAGGCGGCGGGCAAGGGTATCGACCCCATGCTTTGCTCTGAGTGTTGCTCCCGACTGGTCAACATCACCCGGCGTTATCTGGGCATCCAGATTGAGGAAAAGGACAAAATTGGTGCCTCGGAGTTCTGGGAGGGGATTTACCAGACCATGGAATCCGTTTTGGACGTTTTACCCAAGGAGGAACAGCTAGTTCTGGTGCGGGAAAGGATTAGGGGTTATTCATGTACTTCAGACTGCTTCCGCAGTTGTTTTTAAGATACTATATTTCCCCACAGAAAAGAAACTTCCCATTGTATTGGTAGGGGGAAAATTAAATGGGAAGTAAGGGTACTTGTGGTGTCTATGTAATATGGGTAAAGGACGATAACGGAAATGAAAAGCCCTATATAGGCAGCAGCAAATGGATGGAACATAGAAGGAAACAACATCTTCAAGCACTAGCTGTTGGAAAGCACCGTAACTATAAACTTCGGCGGGCGTGGCGGGAGTACGGACCGCAAGCGTTTAGGTTTGAGGTCCTGTTTCCTTGTGAAGAGAATGAGAGATTTGTCTGGGAAGAGTTGATGATTCGCTTCCTTGATTCTTTTCACAATGGATACAATCTAACCCCCAATGTCATGGACCTGTCAGTGATTCCCCGCTGCAACAGACCCCTGTCTGACAAAACCAAGAAAAAATTATCTGAATTGGCATATAAAAAGTATGAGGCCGCCTCGGAGCATGAAAAGACATCTAAGTCGTTAAAGGAGTTCTGGGGTAACGCAGAAAACCGAGAATGTCTGTTAGCACCGTACCGTACTCCCGAATATAGGGCCAAGTGTAGTTGTCTTACCACCTTGTCTTGGCAGGATGCGGTCATAAGGACACGAAGAACGGACGGTCTCAAGAAAGTTATGGCTACGACAGCTTACCGCCATAATCTTTCAGCTTCCTTGACGGGAAAGAAGAAATCGGCACAACACGCCGAGAATATAGCATTGGGGGCCAAGAAAAAATATAGAAACCCTGCGGAGAGGAAAAAAACCAGCGACTCCCTCCATACTCCCGATGCGCACGCCAAGCTATCCGAGAAATCCTTTGTGGCTTGGCAAAACCCGATTTATAGAAACCACCTAAGCGAATGCCGTCGTCTCCAATGGCTTAAACCGGGCGTGCGGGAAACAATGGGGGAAAAAATAGCGGCTGGTTTGGCCAAGCCCGGAGTACTTGAAAAACGAAACCAAAAAATCAGTGAAGGATTAAAGCGGGCGTGGGCGAGAAAAAAACTTCTAAGGGTTAAAAGTATAGAAAACTCCCCATGAAATCAAATTTAGGGCGTATTATACTTGTATGGGCGACCCTTCTATTGTCATTGAGCAGAATAAGGAAAGAAGTCTTCCGTTCAAGGAACTCAATACAGAGGCATCCCCTCAAATCCGGGACCACTTCCCCTTTCCGACCATCCGGGCATCGCAGGAGGTAGCTCTTCAGGTGATAGAAAGGGCTATCAAGGAAGGCAAGAAATACATCATAATGGAACTCCCGTGCGGGGTCGGGAAATCCGGGATTAGTGTTGCGGCTGGCTCCCTTGCCAAGACCTTCAAAACGCCAGCAGGATACCAGCAGGGGGCATACGTGCTTTCCCCGCAAAAGGTCCTCACAGAACAGTATGTTAATGACTTCGGTGATATGGGCCTTGTTGAGCTTAAAGGAAAGGCCAACTACACCTGCCCCGGATATACTTGGGAAGAGACGGGCGAGCTTATGAACTGCGAGGACGCCGCTTTTAACTACGAAGAGCAGCACAAGGAGGTAGGGGGATGCGGGGGATATAAGCCCGCCAAAGAGGCATTTGTCAACAGTCCACTCGGAGTCACCAACTTTGCCTATTACCTAAGCGAGACAGCCCACGCCAGTCAGCTTAAGCCCCGTACCATGTTAATTTTAGACGAAGCTCATAATACAGAACAGCACATTCTCTCCCTTGCCAGTATTGAGATAACCCGATATCGCTGTGAGGAAGCAAGTCTTGATTTTAGCTCCGTACCCTTTATCACGCCCGATGCCGTGGGCATAGGAGAAGCCCTTGACTGGCTTAACCAGACATTCCGTCCTGCCGCTACAGAAGCCATCCAAAGACTCAGCTTTAACGCCGAGGAACGCCGGGATATGGGAATGCAGAAGGAAGCTTCAAAGCTTAAGCGGCGGGCAAGCGGCATGGAGAGATTCATCGGACAGCTTGACTTGTTTCTTAAGTCGGAGAACCGCAAGGATTGGATGGTATGGTCGGAGTCGGAAATCGAGAGGTGCCCCCAGTGCTGTGTGAAGCAAAAATACTCAGGGAAGAAGGAGTGCTGGAAGTGCCACAGCAGGCTCCCCCTGACCCCGGCAAAGATGATTATCAAGCCACTGACGGCTACCTTGTTCGCCGAGCCGGCCTTGTTCAGCAAGGCGGACAAGGTTATAATGTTGTCCGCCACTATCCTTGACTTCAATACTTTTTTGCGTAACCTTGGAATCAACCGAAATGACGCTGTATGCGTGGCGGTCCCGAGTGAGTTCCCGGTATGCAACCGCCCCATTTACTACCGCCCAGTAGGGAACATGAACTACGGAAACATTGAGGCAACTCTTCCCAAGATGGCGGAGGAAGTGGGTAGGATAATGCGGAAGTACCCCAACAACAAGGGTATCGTGCATTGCGTGAGCTTCCGAGTGACTAATTACCTTATAAAGTACTTGACAGAAGGAGGGCTTGGCGGACGCATCCTTACCCATTCGGGAGAAGATACTGGGTCAAGGGAAAGGGTGGTGGAGGAGCATATTGCTTCGTCTTCTCCCTCAGTACTCTTTAGCCCAAGTCTGTCAGAGGGGCTGGATCTCAAGGAGGACCTGTCAAGGTTCCAGGTTATAGTCAAGATTCCCTATAAGGCATTAGACGTGTATGTCAAGGCACGGATGGCGCTTGATATGGACTGGTATAACCTACAGGCGGCAATCTCGCTTGTCCAAGCGACGGGAAGGTCGGTAAGGTCGATGACTGATAGGGCAGACACCTACATCCTTGATTCCGGGTTTGAATCATTCATAAAGCGAGCGGGGCATATGCTGCCAGAATGGTGGGTGGAGGCAGTAAAATTTCCCGGTGAATATACGATTGATTGGTAGATACCAATAAGGATATAAATCTATCCTTGTATTCAATTGTACTGGAGGAAGTCAAACCATGAAAACCATCAAAATGACCCGCACCATCCGTAGAGAGATTAACGGGATGTTCATAACCATAGGACCGGAGGGTCTCACCTTTCGGCAGAAGCGCCAGCCGAAAGAGGATACACTCCGTCTGACGTGGGAACAGGCACTTGCAAATGCGGTTGTCGAAGAACAAAACAGACCTACCCCGCTTGTTGAAATCAAGCCGGTACCTGACGACCCGGCACAGGTTCCCATGTTCCCCGAGCTTTCTCAACCCCTGACGAATGCTCACTTGACAGGATTCAAGCGGCTCCTACCTGAGTACGACATCCCGGCTTGCGGCCCGGAGGTTGGGGTTCACATGACGCACTGCAACATGGGAGGGTATGTTGGGGTGTGTAAGTATGGCGAGCATGACACCTGTCCCGCTCTGGAGACCCCCAAAATCGACGTGGACGAGGTTCTCAGTACCGAAGGAGACGTATGAAGGAAAAGACTCCACTAGAAAAAGCGCAGGAGAAGGTTGTCTATATCCATGTCGCCCTCACCCTCAACGTTGACGAGGGGTCCGAGGTCTACATGCGCCCACATAACCCCTTCTTCGAGTTCAGCAATGACTTCTTCAAGCGGCTCCAGAACCAAATGAAAACCCGTTTGAAGTTTGCAGAAATGGGGATAGAGGACTTCACTGCCGTGGAGACATTCGTCATGATGGTCCTCGGAGAATCCGAAGTACGCAGTATTGGAATACCAGAGGGTAAACCATGTCCGAAGAAAAAATGACCGATTGCGTTGACATTGACCATCCCCTGCCATGGGAAACACACCCCTGCGGGTGTGTGGTGGACGGCAACTACCAGATTGTGCAGGAGTGCCCGGACCCCGGCTGCATGACGAAGGCATACCTCGTCAACGCCGGGGGTTGTCACGTGTGCGGAGCGGCGGATACACGGGCGGTACAGGCGAAGGCTCAGAGGGAGCCGGTGAAGAAAGAATACGTGAACTGATGCGTAGGTCCCGCCCGAGGTATCCAAAGCCGCAGGAAGTGCTGTCCTACAAGACGGCTCTGGAGCAGACCATCCCCGTGGATACGCCCATGGTGATGGGCTGGAGGGAAAGTGCCAAGCTTATCCCTAACTGGCGCTTTCAGGGCCTCACAGGGGGCGTAGAATGGGTTGTAGACGTATACTGTGGAGGTTACTGCTACGTTTCCGTGGGTAGGTACAACGAACGGGTTAAGTCCATAATGGCCGCTTTGAAATTTCTGCGTGCCCACCTTGCGGCAAGGGGAGTATTGTGATATCCAGTTTTGAAACTATAGCACTCTATAGTGAATGGAAACAAAGGAGTGCTGTATGCGAACCTTGGCTAGTGAAAAAAAGATAATTTCTCCCGGCACAAAGATGGGAATGCTTACCGTTTTGGGCTTGGTTGAGGGGAAAACATCCTTTGGGTATAGGGTTTATCGCTGTCAATGTGATTGTGGAAAAATGGTAGAGAGGGGAAGCGGGAGGCTCCGTGATTTCCGGTGTCGTGTAAGTTGTGGAAATCACTGGCATAGACCTCTTGGTGCGGCTGCGGCTCACGTTGTTTATTTGAATTACCAAACGAATGCTAAGCGTAGGGGGCATGTATTTGAGTTATCGGAGGACGAGTTTTTAGCGGTCTGTGAGCAGGATTGTCACTATTGCGGGGCTAAACCCAAGAGCGGAAACTGGAAGCACTTTAAGCGGTGCTTCGGGGATTTTTCATATAATGGTATAGATAGGAAGGATAACTCTTTGGGGTACATCATAGGAAATTGTCTTCCTTGCTGTGGGACGTGCAATTACTCCAAGAGGGGACTGTCTTATCAAGAATACATAAGTCAGTGTCAAAGGGTTGCAATCCTTCACCCTTGCTAGTGGATTTTGGTATTATATAATATGATAAAAAGCTCAAATACAGCTAATGGCACCCCTCCAGTTTTAGTTCCTCTTTCCACGTTAGAAGACTTAAAGAGAGTACTCTTCGTGCAAAAAACTATTGCACAGGAATGTCGCCGGGAGTTGATAGCGACCGCCACGGCGAAAGAGATTGCCACGGGCGAGGTATCCGCCCCGGAGGAAATGCGCCGGATAATCAAGGCGCAGACCGCCCTGCTGGAGAAGTACGCCAAATATCCCACCCTGTCGGAGTTCATGTTCCACCCCGACCTTGCCGGGTCCACCCGGTGGGGAGCGACCTTTGGGGTGACTATCCTCGTCCGGGCGCTCATCCTTGACCCCATCAAAGCAGCTATGCAGGCGTTTGCTCCCTTCATGCGGAGTATCTACCTTCTGCTCATTAAAGAGTTAGACAACCCTACCCACGAGTATCTTATCGAGCCATTGGAAGAGAACATCAAGTTCCGGGTAACTATGGGCGAGAACGGTGAGGAAATCACCGACGAGCGCAGCACTCTGCTCACCCGTAAGCTCCTTTACCAAGTCACGGAAAGCCTGTTGATGATAAGTGCCCAGTACGGCATCATTGGAGCCACGCCGGGAGGGTTCCAGATAACTGATATGGGTCGCCGGGTTTTACTCCATCTTGTTGACTCTTCAGTTTTTTTAGAAGAACTTGTGGAGGCCCACAAACGTTTTCAATCTGAAAAGCCGAAACTTAATTTTATATGACGACTGGAAAAATGAACTTTCTAAATCCTTTATAGGGATTATTCATGTTTATTTATCTTATCGTCAACCATGTGACCGGCAAATACTATGTCGGTCAGCATAAGGGGAATAACCTTAAAAAGTATCTTCAAACAAAAATGTCTTCTGCTAGGTATCGTCACAGGGGAAACTCTCATCTTTTCAATTCAATGCGTAAGTATCCTCAGTCTACTTTATGGTCCATCCATGCTCTTCGTTCCGATATACAGACTCGTGAGGAGCTTGACGAGACCGAAAAAGACTTCATCCGGTTCTTACGGTCGCAAAACCCTGAGTACGGCTACAACATATGCCGGGGAGGGGAGGGACGAACTGGACCACATTCTGAAATCTCTCGCAAGAAGACCTCTAATTCAATTAAAAAAGCATGGATGATACCAGAAATACGAGAGAGACTTATAAGTAATAGACGAGGTAAGACCCACAATCGAGGATGTCTTATTCCATATGAAGCACGGATTCGGGGTGGAAAAATTGGAGGAAGTATAAAAAGTGATGTAAAAATCCAGCATTGTAAAAATATCGCCCATTTAGGGGGGATTATTGGGGGACTTGCTACTAATGCTACCACTAATGGTCGTAAAAGTAGAGGGGGTCGTGCCAGCGTTCTTAAAATGACTACAGAAACAAGGATTCTCGCAGGTACCAATGGAGGTAAAGTGACCGCCAGTAAACCGGGATTTTTGATTGAAATAGGACGGATTGCTCGGTGTAAACACTGGCAAATAGGCCGTGGTAAGCCGTGTATATGTGGTCATCACAACAGCCTTTAGTTCTCTTTTGTATGAAAGTTTTCCCCGCTCACGGTCCCCTCGTCGTCCTGCTGGTCCTTCTCCTCATGCTGACCGCTGACGACTTCATTTTTCCCTCCAGCACTGTCGTTGTATCTATAATTGTTGTCTATGGTTTAATAAGATTCTTCCAGTGGCTCTGGAAGCTATAAATTTCTCCCAAAACGGCCATTTTCGTGGTATACTGTAGGTGGAAGCTTGACCCACGGGTCAAGTGGGGCAATTTAAGCAAGGGGACAATATGATTACAGCCAAGCGTTTGAAGAAGGCCGGTTTCTCCTATGTGGGAAGCCAGAAATGTGGCATGTACAAGAAGGTCTATTGGGTGGACCCGGTGGACCACGAGGTTATTCCTCAGTATCTCGCCGTCCTTTACCTGCAAGAGCGCAATCGAGCCGCCAAGCTCCAGAAAAACCTTCAAAAATGACCGGTCACGTGGTATACTGAGAGTGGAGGGAAACATGGCAAATGCAATCACCCTTTACATTCCATCTGACGCCCTACGGCTACCTGATAACGCCCAATGGGGCAACCGCTTCGAGATTCATTCCTCAAGCTCCGACCGTTGCTATACCATCGCACAGAACAAAGACAAGCGCCATTGGGGTTGCTCCCGCCCCGGATGGAAGCGCTGGAGACGTTGTCACCATCTCAAGGAACTCGGCATCCCCGGCAACGAAATTCCCTTCGAGGCAAAACTCCATGCCTAAAGCCAAGAAAGGCTTTTTGGACGGCTATAAGACCTACGACCCCGACGCCGAGGGCTACGGCTCCCCGGCGCAGTGGCGGGCGGCGTTTGCCCACCGGATGTCGCAGGAAGAGGCCGAGGAAGTGTTCGTGGGCAAGCAGTACGGCCCGTGGGCGGTCCTTGGCGTTCCCGAGGGAAGCCCATGGAGGGTCGTCAAGAGCGCCTTCCGCCGTCTGTCGATGGCTTGCCATCCTGACCGCTGCATCCTCAATAACATGACCAAGGCCGAGGCGGACGAAAAGTTCAAGGAACTGACCGCTGCTTTCACCATAATTGACAACGAGTATACTCGAAAGGGGTTAAAATGAGCGACGAAACGCATCGGGTTACGGGCACGTTCATGACGAGGGACCTAGAAGCTGACACACAAAGCGGTCGGCCCGGTCATCGGCTCGTCATGGTGTACGGGGTCTTGAGCGTCCCCGAGGGTGCTCTCAAGGGCGAGCACCAGTACGTTACCGTGGGCGATGCTCACGAGGGCGTGATGATGCTCAGCCTGCTGACTGACCGGGGAATTGACCGGTCGAATCTCAGCATCGGTAACTCCCCGAGTGGGATGTACCATGAGGCGATTTGGAGTGTGTAAAACGTTAATGAGGCGTTAGTTTATGGAATTATCTCCGACTCCATATACCCCCGAAACACAAATTCCCGGAACGCAGCTTATATACCTGCGTGAAAGCAATAGAAGGTCCAATGCGGGAAAACGGATGGTATGGGTACGATGCATCCTTCACGGAAATGAGTTCGAGGTCGTCTTGTCTCACCTAAAGTCCGGGCACACAAAGGGTTGCTTTCAAAATGAAAAGTGTATTCTTCATGATTTCATTCCGGGAAACCTATACCCCGGAACAGAGATAACATGTGTTCGAGTGGTGGGAACAAGGAAAGGGCAGACCATCGTTGCTGTTTGTTGCAAACACAAAGAATTTGAGGTTGCTTTGAAAGACCTTAAAAGCGGAAACACGAAAAGGGGATGTTGGGAGTGCGGGGTAGCCAGCCGGGCGGACAAGCAACGTAAATCGTCGGAAAGCATCCTTGTCGAATTAAAAAGTAGGTGGGGCAGTGAAACCTATGACTACTCCAAGGCTATATTTTACGGAACCCATGTCCCCGTCACCGTCATCTGCCATAAAACCGATAATAACGGGGTGGAACACGGAGGGTGGTCTGTTACTCCTCACAATCACATGAAGACCGGTTGTCCCAAATGCGGGGATGATGTCGGGGCTGAAAAGCGTAAATTCACTGAAAAAGAGTTTAAGGATAAGGTCAAGGAAGTTTGGGGAGACCAATACGACCTAAGTGAGCTTGACTACATCACTGCTCAAGGGTGGATTTACCCCATTTGTCCTAAATCAGGGCACGGGAAGTGGATGACGAGGGCGTACAGCTTTTTACAAGGGCACGGGTGCCCTGTATGCAGTGAGTCTAAGGGAGAAAGGGCTATACGTGAATATCTTGAGAAGATGGGGATTGCTTTTTTCCAAGAACAAACTTTTGGTGGTTGCCGAAACCACCTGCCCTTACACTTTGACTTTTTCCTCCCGGATATTAAGACTCTGATTGAATTTCAAGGGGTGCATCATTATTGTCCGACTCGATTTGGTGGAATAAATCAGCAAGTAGCGGAAGAAAACTTTTCCAAACAACAGGAGCGAGATGTACTTAAACGACAGTGGGTAGCTGACAACGGTTTCCGCTTGATTGAAATTCCACATACAATTCAATTTGATTCCATTCCTTCTTATCTTGAGAAACTTCTAGTCATCTAGTATTATCCAGTATGGACACGCAGTTTAGGCCGGGCATAACCCCATCCGAACATCTTCACAAATCAATCCTATCTGATTCATTTATATGGTTCTAGTTCATCTATACCGGTATCCCCATCCGACTATCCCCAACCAGTGGCTTTATGTTGGTCAGGGAGTAAATCGGGATAAACAACACCGGTCCGGGGCATCATCCTTTGGTCGCCGATTTAGGAAGTTGTTTCCAGACACTCACCTCCCCGAGCCTGTTAGGTGGACTGAACCCGCCTCAAACCATCTTGAGGCCAATGAAGCAGAGACTATTGCTATGTTTAGATATCATACTTGGCGAGGGTATCAAGGAGGGATGAATCTGACATTACCCGGCACAAAAGATTATGAACACTTAGGGAAAATTGGAGGAGCAGTAGTAGGTCGTATAACTAAGGAAAACGGTACTGGACTTTTCCGTCTTACATCGGAACAATTAAGCCAAGCGGGGCGTAAAGGTGGACTTATTGGAATTCGCAATATGCCCCGAGAAGCGAAGGTTCGTGGTGGTAAAACTTCGGGTCCAGATAACTTAAAAAAGATGACAAAAGAAGCAAAAATACGAGGTTGTTACCTTGGTGGTAAATCTTCCGGTTCAATTTCAGGTAAACGATGTAAAGAAAACGGTCATCTAGCAAAAATCTGTCACCTTGGGGGGTTAATTCGGGGTCCTATTCAGGGTAGAAAGAATGTAGAAAGCGGACTTCTATCCCGTATTTGTGCGGATGGAGGAAGGATTAGTGGTAGAAAAATGGCGAAGGTTCCCGGCTATATGTCAGGACTTGGTCGTATTAGTGCTTGCTTACGTTGGAGGATTCCTCGTGGCAGACCTTGTACTTGTGGAAAACACTTGCCGCCTGAAACCTAGTATTATTCCTTATGGGTGTTCGATTCAGGCCGGGAGTATCAATTAGTGGGTATCCTCCCATCACACAACTTCTCCTTAAAAAATCATCCAAACCCTTCAACATTCTTGTCGGTGAGGACCATTTTCAAATACGTTTCGCCGAACACATCCTTGACCTAAAACACCGTATTGTAGAGAGCGTTGTCGATGCGGACCTCTTAACGGGAGAACCCTGTCTTTTGTGTGTCACGACCATCCGGGTCGTGGACATTTCCGAAAAAGTCAAAGACAAAACAGCCATTTGGTCTATCGGACCTTTGGAAAAAGGGAGTCCGGGAGCAATGGCAATCGTGAAATATGCTGTTTCTATTTTGAAAAAGGAAGTGCCTGACAAAGATACCTTAAAGAAGATTGCTGATGCTCTTACCCAAGAGGGCATCGAAGACATCCCTATTGCCATCTGGAACGCCGTGGGGTTACTCTCAGGACCGGCCCCCGGCGAGTATGTACGCTGGCTGGAGCCGTGGGAAAGCCATCGAAGCTGGCTCCGCCCGGAGGTAGACCCCGGATACCGGCTAAACACCCTTTTCCGGGACCTGTCGGCTTATGCCTTCATTAGTGCAGGCGAGGAGGAGAGCCTCAAGAAGGCCGGGCTATTCCTGTCGCCCTCTAAGCTTAAGTACCTGTCAAACCTTAAGCTGGATTCCGTGCGGGTGCATAATACGCTCCGGGAATTGTCCCAATGGCGTATCAAACGCCCGGACCCATATCCTTGTGTATTGAAGATTTCGGCCATATGGCAACCGTGAAAAAACAACTTTCTATCCCTTAATCAGGAGGAAGTTGTTATGTTCATTTATCTGATTGTTAATCATGATATCGGCAAATATTATGCCGGTCAACATAAGGGGAATAATCTTAAAAAGTATCTTCAACAGAAATTTAACCATGCTCAAAGGGGGATTTCTGGCCAATCTTACCTTTATAATTCAATGCGGGCACACCCAGACTCCAAGGTCTGGTCCATTCATGCCCTTCGTTCGGATATCCAAACAAAAGAAGAGCTTAACGAAACCGAGAGGGATTTTATCAAATTTCTGCGGTCACAAGACCCCGAGTATGGGTACAATATTTGTCGGGGCG